AGATGTCCTGCAACAGCGCCTTCCCCATCGCATAGTTCTTCTTGCGCGCGGACGTGTCGAAGCGCCGCACCGAATTGCCAAGTTGCGATGGCGTAAAGACTCCGCCCTTCGCCCCGGCGCTGCCTGCCGCGGCCTCGATCCGCACGAGATTGGCGAAGGCTTGCCGAATGGGCCGGAGTTCACCTGCATATTGCGGGTTTGAGCGGTCCAGAAGATCGCGGAACTCGCCTTGCACATCGCGGAAAATGCCACCCATCGCGCGCTGTTCGGGATCAGCGCTGGAGCTATACATGCGCGCCATCTGGCCGAGCTTTTCGTCTCCCGCCTGGAAGGCCGTGCCGGACATACGGCCCGCTTCGTCGAACTTGCTGAGCAGGCTGTTTTTGATGATATTCTGCACCTGCGCGGCGCGATCAGGTGGAAGCTCGTTGATGCGGCTGAGAATGTCGCCCGAGTTTTGCGCGAATTGCTGGTCGGCCTGAAGCGTGAGCTTTGGCAGCAGCGTTTGATATGGCTCGGACGCGGCGCGGTCGGCGAACTCGATAGCGTCCCGACCGACCATTCCGTCGGGCAACTGTTTGCCGAGCGGAGCGAGAACGCGCTGATTGATCGTGCCCCGATTGAACGACAATATCGACCGACGCTGAGCGTTCTTTACGATATCGCCCAGAGGGCCAAAGCTTGTCGCCGCGTCTTCCATGCGCCGGAACGCACCGCCAAGAAGCTGGCCGGGTGACATTTGCGTTCCAATGTCCCCCATTGCCCGCACTGCGTTGCTCACCGCTGGCGCGACAAGGCCTGAGATAGCACCCGTGACGGCGTGCGCGGCTTTTCCACCCGCAGCCCCGAGAAGAGCGTCAATGAGTGCCTGCTTGCCATTGTTGGGATCACTGGTGGTCAGCGCTCCGCTGATACCGCCCGCGATAAATGGGTTTTTCGTGGCAAAGGCGGCAGGAAGCGTTCCCAACACCTCACCGGCAAATTGCCCGATAGCGCCGGGCGTCTTTCCCTGCGCCTGCTGATCTTTGAAATACTGCTGGTGGCGAGCAGCTTCTTCGCTACCAGTTTCCAAACCCAGAGCGTGATTTGCATTCTCAATGGGTTGGAGTAGTCCGACCTTGTCCAGCAGCCCGTTCGCCCACGCCGTTGCGTTATCCAGAGGACGATCAAGTCCCATCCAAAAGCCGAGCCCCTGATCCGTCTGAGGCTCTGGAGGAGGCGCGTTCGGGTCGGGTTGACCGTCATGCTGGACGAACACGATGCCTCGTCCAGTCCGGCGCGCCTCGTCGATCTGGTCGGCATTCGGACTAATGCCGTGCTGGACGCCATAAGCGACGATCTCAGCCGTTGGCTTGCCACTGCGGAACATGCGCAGCATCTCGGCATTGGCGGCCTGCACGTCGTTCGCGCTTGGCGTTCCCTGCCCGCTTAGCGCGCTTTCGATGGGGTCGCCGGGATCGGCGGGATAGGAGGGCGCGTTGTCCTGAGTATCAGACTGGCCCTCCAGCGCCGCCTCGATTGGATCACCTCCCTTCGGTTGGGGCTGCGGAGCCTGGGCTGGGCCAAGCACGGCAGCGAGCTTGCCGGGATAGGCTGCGGTCTTCGGTCCCCATTTCGAGGTATCCGGGCCGCCGTGGTACATCATCGCCGCACGATCGATATCGCCGCCAGACGCCTTGAGATTGTCAGCCCACAGCCTACCCGCTCCATCCACGGCTTGTGGAAGGTTGTGCGGATCGACGCCCAGCCCCTTCGCCGTCGAGGGGAGCAGTTGCATCAAGCCTTCCGCGCCCTGCGGAGAGTCGGGCGTGTTCGGGTTTAGGCTGCTCTCAACTTGAGCCGTCGCGCGAAGGATGCCCGGAGGCAGGTTGTATTTCTGCTCCGTCGCCGTGAACAGGCTATTGAGATCGACGCCGCTCATTGCGCGAACTGGGTGAAGTCAACACCCATCCCCTTGAGCGTGCGGTAATCCTTCAGCCATTGCTGACGAAGCTTCGCAGGAGCCTGCGCGAGCGCCTTTGCTCCGCCCTCCGCGTAGGCGGTGAACATGCGCGGGTCGTATGCCTGACGCCACTGGCTCTCGAACTGCGCGTTCCCGGCGGGATTGTGCTGCGCGAAATTCGCCGCCGCCGTGGCCTTCGCCATCTTCGCATATTCAAGACCGATCATGGTCGGAATGACGACCTTTAGGGCTTCCGGCGTCATCTTCATGTTGGGCGAGGCGTTCGCCATCATTCCGAGGCGCGCATCGGACCCGTTCAATCCGAGGTCGGAAGCCGACTGCGCGACGAACCTCGCCGCATCCTTGTTGAACACGAAGGCGTTGTTGGAATAGCCGAACGGCAGGCCATGCTCTTCGGCGAGATGCTGAAGCCTTGCCGCCGTCGGTCCCGTCGAGAGCGCGTTGGGTCCGGCAATGAGCGTCTGCATCTCGCGCAGGGCCTGCACGCGCTGCGGCGACTCTTTCGAGATTTCCTGCGTGTTCAGGAAGGCGTTGGCTGAGCCCTTGCCGTAAGCATCGAACGCCGAAGTCTGACCGAGCGACGGGCCAGCGGGGAGAGCATGACCGCCTGCGGCTTGAGGAGCGCCGGAACCACCAACGCCATAATATGAATTGAGCGAGTGACCGCCGCCCGTAACGTCGGACTTCGGACGCACTTCCATCTGCCCGGTTTGCGGGTTGTACGTCGTGATCGTGTCGAAAGGAGCCTTGGCACCCGCCTGCGCTCCGGCAACCGCTCCAGCTTGCGCAGCAGCAGCCTCGGTCGCGCCCGGAATGTTGTAAACGCGGGTCGGCTCGATCTGTCCGGTCTGCGGATTGGTCTGGTAATCCGCGCCTTGACCCTCTCCAACGCGAGCGGCCTGGAAAATGACCTTGTGCTGGACCGGATCGTACAGCGGAGCGCCGGGACGGACGCTGACCGGCGCGATGTAATTGTTCTTCTGGACGCTCCCAAGAAGTGCGGTAGCGGTCGGGATATCTCCATTTCGGAGAGCCTGACGCGCATGGGCGACCGTAACCTCCATATCGGTCGGGGTCGCACCCTTGCCCGCAACCGTCGCGAGCTGCTGCGTGTACGCGTCGGGGTTCATCATGTAGAGCGCGAGGTCCCGGTTGGGATCGCCCGTGAGCGACATTGGAGACGCGCCCCCCGTTGGCGCAGGAGGAGGCGCGGACGGCGGCGTTGATGCGGCTTGCGGGGGCGCGTCTGGAAGCGGAGCGAGCGGATCAGGCTGACCGGGGGCCGGGGCTTGTCCGGGGACGAACGCAGCCGGGGTTGGCGTTTGTGCCGGAGCGGCAGCAGTCGCCGAGCCGCCCGGAACCTGACCAGCCCCGAACAATCCCTTCAGCCCGTTCGCCAATGCCTGATTGGCGGCGATCATCTGCCGGTCGGCGCGGCGATTGGCACCCGCTCCGACAAGCGCGTCGGCAATCTTGGCGAGCCCCTGCGTCCACGAGATCGCACCGCCGTGGCCGTCAATCGGCTCCAATGCCTGCTGCTGGAGCGCCTGGGCCAACGCATAGGCTCGCTGGGCCCGCAGCTGCTGGATCTGATAATCCGGCGCAGCGAGAGAGAGGAGCGCGCCGCTCATCGGATTGGGTTGAGCAATCGCGGCCATCAGCCGACCCTCGCCGGAGCAAATTCGGGCGCGACCATGAGGAAGCCGCTGGCGTGGCGCATCACCGCATCCGGACGGACCTTTGCGAGATGCTGCGCGAGGACGCCGACGAACCGGCCCTTCAAGCCCCGATAGCTGAACTCATAAAGCGGAAGACCATGACGGCGGCCGATGCGCTTCAGGTTGCGCTTCAGGCGCTTGTCGGAGAAGAACGCGGCGACACCACCGGCATTGCCAATCCCGCCAGCCAAGGCTCCGCCGAGCCCGAACAGGCCGTTCATGAAGTTGTTCGAGTTGGCGACCTGCGCGTTGTATGCGTTCCAGATGTTGCCGCTGACGTTCGTGGGCTGGACCTGCGATTGCGGCACCTGCCCGAATGTCGGCATTTGAACTTGGGACTGGGAACGAAGCGCGTTCAGCTCGTTCAGGGGGAGCATCTGAAGCTGCGTCTGCTCGCCCAGTCCCTGCGCACGCGCCTGATTGCCGAAGTTGGCGTTCTGGAGCGCTTGCGCATACTGTTGGGCCTGCGCGTCGTTGGCGAAGGCCCCTTGTGCATTGGCCTCGGTCGTCGCCTGGTTGCGGGCCGCTAGGGACTGACCGAACAGCTGGTTCTGGAGCGCGTCTCCGGCCCCAATCGCCGAATAATTCGCCTGGTTGTAGGCGTCGTTCTTCTGACGCGAGAACTCGTCCTGAGCCCGCTGGTACGCCTCGGAACCCTGAACAACGCCCTGGTTCGCGAGCTTGGCATCGAGATCGTGCTGCGCGTTGGCATATTGCGGATCGAGTCGCGAGGTCGCCTGGTTATAGACCGCATCCTGCGCTTGCCGGGTGAGGTTGTTGAAGTCGGTCGAGACCGCTGGAGCGTTCGAGTAATTGAGGTTCGTCTGGACCTGTCCGGTTTGCCCAGGTCCGCCCGAAAGCGCGGGAAGACCGGATTGATCGATCTGGCCCTGGAGCGAATGGCCGGCCTGGTCGGTGAGGTTGAACCCGAGCCCGGAAAGCGCGGCGTCCTGGCGGAGCTGGTTATCGAGGTTCTGCTGCGCCTGCGGAGTTAGCGTGACCGTCTGGGTCGATCCCGGTCCCGTGCCGTTCCAGATGCTCGACCCCAATGGGGTGACCTGGTTGACGCGGTTGAGCGCGGCTTCGAACTGAGCGGTCTGCTCGTTCGATTGGGTCTGCGCCGCTGAGACCTGGAACGGATCGGGAGGGGCGGGTGCTTTGCTCAATTCACCATTCCGCTTTGCAAGTGGAACGGTGAGGCCGAAGCCGCCGCTATTTCAGGGGAACTTTACGCTATTTCGAGAGTTGCCGCAAGCGTATCGTGCGGCCTTTCGATCATCCACTCCGGAGCCTCGCTTCTCAGCAGCCCCAGGAGCACGCAGTCCTCGGTCGGGGACCAACCCAATTTCATCCGACCCTCGTCCTTGAAGCCGATTCCCCGGCAGAAGCGGATCGCCCGTTCGTTCGAAGCGGCGCACCGGCATGTCACCCTATGACAATCGAGCTGCACGAACGGCCATGCCATCAAGCGCTTGATCGTGTCCCTCGTCGCCCATCTTGCGTTATCGGCGGCGAAGCTGATCTCGATATTGCCGCGCTCCCATCCCCCGACCGCCATGCCGGCGACGATCTCGCCCTTGATTGCTACCCCCACGGCTCGGGCAAAGCCGCGCCAGTTGTCGGGATTGACGCCCGGAATCCGTGCCGCGATCCAGTCGAGCATCCTGTCATCCACAAGGATGAAGCGCTCAGGCCCGATGCGCTCCAGCTTCAGATGACGCCTCCGGGCTCCCACACATAGGCCACGTTCTCAATCGACGGGGAGAAGCCGATGCAGCTCACCTGAAGGCGAACCGTCGCCGCGAACCCGAACCCACCGACCTGCTGCCACTGTGAAACAGCGTATCGCGACGGAGCCCAATGGGTCACGTCCCACAGGCTTACGTCCCACCGGGGAAGACCCGAAAGAGTTGAAAGCGACGGAGCCGAGGTCGCCGTGCTCACATTCAGGTCGGTTACGAGATCGAGCAGCACGTTCGTCCCGATATTGGCGATCATGGTGGGCCTGATCTGGTTGAATTTCTTGCGGCCTACCTTGTCGCCGAAGTAATTGAACGCGGGCACCATCGTCCCGCTGATCGCCGCGCCATTGTCGCTGTTGCCGGATTCGCCAAGGTAGATGGTTCCGTCCGACCCACCCCAGTAAAGACTGTCCTGCACGGTTTCGAAGACGTTGGCGTTCCATCCGAGATAGCGGCACCATGCCCCGGTGATCGTGTTCATCACGAACTGGTAAGCGGTCGCATTCTCAGCCGTGGGAACATTGATGAACAGCTTGTTCCCGACCGGATAGAGCATTGCCTGCCAGCCGAACGTATTTGGATTTCCGGCAATCGCGAGGCGAGCTGCGGAATCGATCTTGTTGGAAACCGCATCCACGTTGTTGGAGCGATCGACCATCAGCACCTTGGACAGAGGCACAAATCCATCGACTGAGATCAGCACCACGTCCGAGCCGACGCGGGTCCAGAACCGCCCACCAATGGGCCGTCCGATCCTCGCCTGACCCGACAGCGCCCATGTGGAAGCATTGGCTGGGTCATAGCCCTCGAAGATAATCACCTCGCCCTCGGTCGAGACGAACACCGCGAACTGCTGCGTCTGCTGGGTGGAGGGGAGGGTCCAGGTAATCATTCCCGCCAGCGAGCCGCCCTGACGGAATAGCGAAGACAGGTCTAGTTCGGTTGCTGCTCCTCCGATGGACTGGAGCGGGAGATACCACACGCGAAAGCTGTTCTTCTCGACCAGCCAAATCCGCTGCCCGAACGAGTTGATCGAAATGGCCTTGCTCGTGTCGAAACCCGTTACAGCAGGAGAAGCGAGAGCATTGGTCCAGCTTGTTCCGTCATAGCGCTGCATCGGGTCGGCACCGTTGACGGCAAGAAGAAACTGGCCCCCAGGAGTGCCGAAATTCACATACTGGAAGCGGCTGTTGGCTAAACCAGTAACGGCAGCAGCTCCGACTGCGCCCTGGTTGGTCGCGTCGTAGATTTTACCGCCCGCGATCCCGAACAGCTTGTTGACGAGACCCGCACGGTACGGAGCGATGGTTTCCACCGCAGCCCCCAATCCCGTGGCCCATGCCTGACACCCGAGCCTCAAGGAGCAATCGGTCGTGCCGGGAACGAAGTTGTCGAGAACAAGTGCGTCGGTCGCCTTCATCTCTGCGATGGAATCGCGCGCGTTCAATCCACCGATGGGAGCGGGAACCGATGCGGTGCGTGTCACCGCCCCGCGAAAGGCGCGCTTCATCGTCCGGGCCAGTTCCCGTCCGGGATGGGCGGAAAGCCGAACCCGCCGATCCGCGCGGTCCTGCGGCCCATGTGCAGGATGTCGTTATCCTGAAGCTGGGCGTAGCGGCGATTCAGCGCTTCGTCATACTGCGCTTTTTCCTCCGCATAGTTGAACCCCCTTGCCGCGAGGGTTCGCCATTTGAGGCCAAGCACGAGAAGATCGTCGGGGATGATCGGAACGTCAGTGTCGGCCATGAATGAACTCTGCGGCGTTCCCGAGGCTGATGCGCACCAGTTCTTGCTCACATATTCGAACACGATGGTGTCGGCCACGCTCGGCACGGGATCGAACTGGATTTGACCGCCATAGAGACGGAAGCGGATTTGCGGCGCTGCAACGGCGATGCCTGAACGGATCGCCTGCCATTCACGGTCGGACAACGGGCCGATGGTTTTCCAGTGGGTCGAGCGATCCCAACTTGTTCCCGGACGATAGGCCAAAAGGTCGTCCGGGAAGTCGTAAGCCTGCTGCCCCGGAACGAGGGTGATTAGCTGTTCGCCCCTCAGTTCAGGCCAGCCGCCTTCGAACGAAGCGATCTCGTTTCCCGCCCGGTTGAGGAGCGCGAGGATCTGCGGGCCGTCGGACGTATTGCCGCCCGCGACCTGTGACGGCGCGGGCAATCCCATCTCGGAATAAGCCTGCGCCGCGATCCCGACGACGTTGAGCATATTAGCTGCCCGAGCTTACGGGCGTCTTCTCCTTGCGGCCCTTGGGCGCTTCACGCTCGGCGAGCAGCGCATTGACGATCTCGGTCAGCTTCTGGACTCGACCGAGAAGTTCCGTCTCGGTCGAGTTACCGTTGATGAAGGCACGGGCCTGTGTCCGGAGCGCCAGAGCACCCATGCCGAGCTGCGTCAGGTTCACGTCGGAAACCTTCGCCAACTGCTCGACGGTCTTGATCCCGGCAAGGTCGAAGCGCTGGGCGTCGGCCTTGGTGCAGCCGTCCCAGTCGTAAATGCTGGTCCCGGTCGCGGTCGATTGACCCGACTGATAATCCGCCCATGCCTGCGGGAAGCGCTCGGGGTCTGAAGGGCGGCCCGGATAGCTCTCGAGCCGCACCGGCTGATCGTAAACGGTCTTGGTGTTGCCGGGAGCCTGAAGGCGAAGATGAACCACTTCCTCGAAAGCGGTCCCGTCGAAGTTGGGAACGCGGGCAAGGTGGAACTCGGCGTGATATTCCGCGTCCGAGCCGAGCGCGATCATGTCGCCATTCTCGACCTTGCCGAGCTTGGAATAATCGACGTTGAAATCTGAGGACAAAGCCTGTCTCCCCTTCCCCTGGTAGGCAAGCCGGAGCGCGGGAGGGGAAACACCGCACGCCCCGGCTTACCGTCCCTTAAGTGATCGGACCCTGCGCGTGCGGATGGTTGAGCAGGATCAGCGACTGAGTCGAGCTGAGCGTCACAGCGCCCGAACCAGACCCATAGGTGGCGCCGTTGGCCGAAGCCGCAAGAGCATTGAGGACGCACTTGCCCGCGACAATCGTCGAAGAGATCACGCCCGACGCCTGCCACGATTGCTTGTCGCCAGCAGCGACCGTGCCGTTGGTGTTCGCGACAGCAATGCCCTCGGTCTGGACCCAGCCCCACTGGCCCGCCGTCATTGCCGACAGCGCGACCGCGAGAGGCTTGGCGCTGTTCGCCGTGCCCGCCCATGCCTGAGCCGAAACATCCATGCGCGCACCCGAATTGACGTTGGTAACGGTCAGTTCGCAAACGCCGCCGGCCGCAATCGTGCCCGCCGCCTGGACGAACATGAACTTGCCGCCGCCAAGGACCAAATCGACGCCGCGAAGCTCCATGCCGGGAGCCTCGAGACGACCGTAGGTCGCAGTGCCCGGACCAAGCTTGAGCGCGCCGGGGCCAACGGTATCGACCGCATAGAGATCAACGAACCCGAGTTCGTTGTCTGCTACAATGTAAGCCATTTTCCCGTTCTCCCGTTATGCGACCAACACGCCCTGGAGGGACGCGTTGTTCATGGTCATGTTTCCAGCGAAGCCGATCAGCTTCACCATTGCATCCTGGTTCACCGACTGCCGGTCGTCTCCGATCGGCACGAAGTTGCGAGACTTGTGCGGACGGAAGAACAGGTAATTGGTGTTCAGGAAATACATCTGGTTCGACGGTGCGCCGCCCCCGATGCCGCCGTCGTAAACCACGTCGGCGTTCTTGTATTTGAGGCTGTTGAAGCCGATCGATGCCTCGCCCGTGTCCGGGCCAAAGCGCTGGATCGCCTGCAACGACTGCCAGTAGAAGTTGTAATAGTTGTTGTCGGCGACGATGAGGTCGGGCTGGTCCGCGCCGCGAACGACGGACAGGAACAGCCGGTTCATGTAACCCTGGATATTGGTCGCCGAAACCGCGCCGCCGCCATCGGAAGTTCCCGAGAACTTCTTGTTGCGGAAGAACGAGCCGATGGTCGTCGAGCGATCGATGCCGCCCACCGTCCCGGTCGTCGGGTTGGACGCCACCAACAGCTGAAGACCGCCGATCTGACGGCCGCCGTCGGCGGTGCCGTCGGAATAGCAGTCGAGCGCGATGTTGTTGGTGAGCGTGATCGCGGCGTTGTTGATGCGCTCTTCGAGGAGGTCGATGATCGCCTCGCCGCCAGCATTCATCAGCATCTCGAGGCCCGAGATCGAAACCGCGCAAGCGGCCTGAGCATAGTTGAACTCAGCCGCCGTGAAGGTCTCGCTCGGCGCGATGTTGACGGGTTCATAGCCGCTGTAGCGCTTGAAGGTGCCGTTTTCCGCGAATGCGATTTCCTGCACGATCGAGCGACCGCCCGAGACCGGCTTGACCCGGCCCTTGGCGCGCAGCTTCTTCAGAAGAGCGTTGTTCTTGGTAACGTTGTCGGCGAGTTCGCCGGAACGGTTGCGCAGGGTGGTCGTGACCAACTCGGTCATCGCTGCGCTGGGATTGAGAAGAGCCATTTCCTTTTAACCCTTGGTCCAGCGGCGGCTCAGATAAACCCGAGCTTCCGCGCGTTTTCTGCTAGCTCGTCTCGTAAGGACATCGGGGTTGGGTTTCCGGCGGGACCGGGCGAACCTGTGACCGATGCACTCGCTCGGCGAGCGGCGGCGGTGTCTTTCTGGAGGTTCGCTGCGGGGGCCTGTGTGGCGACCGTGGAGCGGAGGGCCGGGTCTGCTGCCACGGCCATGTTATACGCGGTTTCGAGGTCTGAGGCCGCTCCCGCTTCGATCAGTTGGCCCATGCGAACATGGACCGCTTCGAAGTGAGGGTGGGCCGGGTCGGCTCGAAACCGCTCTATTTCGGCGGCGATATTACTCTCTTCCGCGCTCGGCGGCAAGGGGGCATATTGCTGATTTGCGGCAGGACGATTGACCTGCGAACGAAGCTGGATGATCTCGTTCTGAAGCGCCCGGATATGCGGGTCTTGCGGGGCATTGGGGTCGATCAGCTGCGACGGATCGATACCGTAGGAAACCAGCAGTTCCCGCGCCTTGGACAGCTTCACGTTGGGGTCGCTCGAACGCAGCGCGTTATGATTGTCGAGCAGGATCTTGACCGCGAGTTGCGGCGTTGCGCCTGCGGCCTGGATTTCCGGCACATAGGGACGGAAGATGTCGGCCATCTCGCGTCCGAACATGCGCTCGTTGTCGTTCTGCCCTGCGATCTTGGCAGCGTCGGCTTCACGGCGTAGAATGGCCGCCTTCGCGATAGGATCGAGCTTTGACCAAACAGCCGCCTCGTCAGCACGCCAACTCTTTGGAGGAGCGTCTGGAGTTTGACCGTCTGGCGTCGGTTCGGTCGCCTTCGCCTCGCCATCTTGACTTGCTTCTGCGGGCTTGGCTGAGGGCTGGCCGTCCGCCGTTGCCGCGCCATCTGTGGCCTCACCTTCGCCCTTCCTGACGAACCGCCCATGCGCATCGCGCCCATCGCCACGGTCGGACTTAGGCTCGGAAGGCTCCGCATTGGCCTCAGCCTCCGGAGCGGGCGCGTGTTCCTCGTCTGGCTGAGCCGCCGCCTCACGCGCGGTAATCTCCTCTAGGCCCTTCGCGAGATCGTCGCGAAGCGAGGTCTCAGCGTTCTCGCCAAGTGCCATCGGACTTCATCCTCTCCAACTGGTTGCGCATTTCCGCCTTGATGCTGTCGAGCGGGACGGACGGGGTGAACGGCTTCGAAAGATCGGGCTTTTCGTTGCCAAGCTCGATCAAGCCGTGTTTCTTCAGATGGTCGCGGTGCGCCCGCTTCGAGGCGATGTGCGAGCCGTCCACGGGCGAGATATAATCGTACTGGTCGTTCGGAAGCCGGAGCGTCACCGGCTTCAATTCACCGTTCGGGCCCGTCGCGTTGGTGACTTTGGCACCGCAGAGTTTGCATTTTGCAACCCACGGCTCGCCATCGCGGATATAGCGCCCGAACAAGCATTTGCAGTCGCAGAGGAAGGTGACATCGGGCATCTATTCGCCCTCCGTCGCCTGATTGGCCGCGCTGATCTCGGCGGCGTCCAAAGTCGCACCGGCATTGATTTCTGCGACTTCGATCTGGGTCTTGGCGGTGAGCAATGCCTTGAACTGCTCAAGGGCCGCGTTCATCGCCGCTTCCTGCCGCTGCTGCGCGGCATCGAACTGCGCCTGCATCGTGTCGGTCTGCTGCTGGAAATGGGCCTTCATGGCTTCCAGATTCGCTTGCTGCTGAAGCTCGCGCTGATGCTGCTGATCTTCGAGCGCCATGCGCTGCTGGTCGGTCTGCGCGTCCAACTCCTGCTTCTGCTGAGCCGTCTGCGCGTCGGCCTGCACCTTCGCCATTGCCGGGTCTGGTTTAGGCGGCTGCGGCTGCTTCGCCTGCGCTTCCTTCTGCTGGATATAGTCTTCCAGGCAGTCCATGAGATCGCGACCGACGCGGAAGCCGCGTGCGCCGAACAGCAGCAATTCGCCCATCAGCGGAGCGGCGGTCGGATCGGCCTGGACGATCCCGCCTGCGGTCTCGAGGAACTGCGTAATGCCGGTGATGAACTGCGTGCGCTGTTCCTGCTGCTGCGCATCGTCGGGAGCGACAATCGAATCCGTCTCGATGTCGATTGCGAAGCGGCGGCGCGGCTGATCTCTCAACAGAGCGATCACGTCTTCCCATGTCGGCTTCGACAGGGCGTATTGTGCGTCTTCCGGCTTCAGCCCGGCCTGTTTCAGGCCTTCCTGGGCCTGTTGTGCCAGCACTCCGACCTGTTGCTGGAGCGCCATGACGTTGCCCGCGAGCTGCGGGTTCTGCTGGGCCTTTTGCTGCGTCTGCTGAAGCTGCGCGCCCATCTGCTGGCCTTGCTGGATCAGGGCCTTCAGTTGCGCCGTAAGCAGCTTGACACCGGTCATGCGCATCAGGGTTTCCGGAGCGAAGTGAACCGCGATCACATTGCCCAGAAGATCGATCGCGTTGCGCGCGAACCGCTCGACCTCGCGCTGTCTCTCTTCCAGCCGCTTGGTCGCGAAGTTGGACTTGATCTCCTGGGCCGTCGCGGTTTCTTCCGGAGCCGTGTTGCCCCGGATGATGTCGCTCATGCCCGAGACTTCGTAGAGATCGGCCTTGACCTTCTCGCGCGCCTCGTAAAGCGACAGCAGGGTCTCGGCGATCTCCTTCATCGGCAGAAGCTCGACCGCGCCCGATAGACCGCCCTTCTCGGTCAGCGCCGCCCAGTTATCGACCGGGATCAGCGTGTTATCGTGCCCGTCGTCGAGGATCTGTTTCAGCGCCGGGACCGAGGCATCATAAACCCCGACCGCCTTGATCGCCTTGGTGAGGAGGGCAATCCGGCCTGTAAGGTCATCGAGTTCCGCAGCCTGGTCCTGGTATTCGGCATAATCCGGAACCGGGATCAGGCTATCAGTGGTAACCGTCGCGTAAGCGGGACGCGGCGTCGGGAAGAAATGGTCGAGCTGGAGCGGGTCTTCCAAATCGTCCAGAAGGTCCGGCATGGATTTCGACAGCCACACCGCGCGCTTCTCTGACTTGATCCACATTTCGTAGATCATCGCCCGTTCGGCCTTGTCCTCAGCGGTCTTTCCGAGCTGATCCTCGGGCTTCACGTCGAGCGGAATCTTCGCCCCGACTTCATCGCCGAACCGCTTCTTCAGCGCATCGCGGTTCATCGCGACACGCCGCCACACTACGTCAACTTCTTCCCATGTCCGGGCGAGGTCGTGGCCGAAGTCCTTCCAGTGAACGTAATCGACGACAGCCGTCTCGAACGCGACGACCTCCAGCGTATCGCCCAGACCGGCATTGGCGTTCGTTTCGGGCGCGTCGTCGGTGTTGTTCTCGCTGATCTGCGGCTCGGCGGCCTTGAACTCGGGCACATAGCGCACCCATACCGTTCCCCTGCCAGGAAGCAGGTAATCGTCGCGGGCGTTTCGGAGCGATGTGCCGAAATGATCCTCGGCGACCGTGAACACGAGAGCGCGTTCGAGCACTTCCGCCGCTTGACGGCCGACCGGATCGCTGTCGTCGCCGCGCTGCGAGACAATCGGCTTTGGCGTGGCGGAATAGAGAAATGGCTTTAGGGTCTCGGTGTTCGACCAGAGCACGTTGTAACGGCGCACGTTGAACTCGGCTTCTGAGCGCTCGTCCTTATAGCGCTTGACGATCTTTTCACCGCGCGTGCGCCATTTGGTTGTTTCGCGCTCATATGCGGAGATGGTCTGGAGGAGCGATTTGACGGTGTGCGTCACAGCCGTCCCTTCCCAGTCTTGGTCTGGGCCCACAGCTCATCGAGGCTCATGTCGTTGAAGAAGCGTGGGGGCGGTTTCTTAGGCGGAATCGCATCGCCATCGCGCATGGCGACCGCCGAATACATGAACGCGTCCGCATCGTGGCTTTCAGGCCCGTGGAATGGCGTATCGCGGAAACAACGCCGGTTCTCGTCCCACTCGCGCCGGTATTGCT